GAAGCAAATAAAGAGGATGCTACAAAAGAGGAAATAAAAAATATAAATAGTGAAATAGAAGAGTTAGGAAAGTTATAATGAAAACTCAATTACTCTGCACATTCACTAAAAGAAATAGATTCTATGAAACAATAGATATTATTATAGAATGCAATGATATTGTGTTTGATAAGATATATGTATTTCAAAATGAAAATGATTATCATCAATTAATATGTACTTATAATGTAGAGTATGATGAAGATTTCATGCAAGGTATTCCAGATACTATTTCGCTTCATAGAAAAAAGAATACCAATACACTTTATACAATCAATGCACTCAATGATTTAATTCGTGAGTTGAATGGTGGTAAGTTAGATAAGACATTTCCTATAGAATGGGAGAATTATAAGAATTGTTTACTACTTACGAATGAGGATGGTCTTAATAAAATACCGACAAGAATTTACACAATTGTAAATGTAGAAACGTGGGAAAAAGATAAAAAATAAATTGTATTTTCAGAAAATTGATTATACTTATAATTGTATCAAGGTTACACTTGATTAAAAAATACTAATTAACTAATTAAAAATGGAGAATAAAAATGGATTTAAACGCAATCAAAAATCGTCTTAGTCAACTTCAAACCGCAACAAATAGAACTTCAAATCTTTGGAAACCACAACCAGGAAATCAAATAGTTAGAATTGTTCCTTATAAATTCAATAAGGATAACCCTTTCATTGAATTATATTTTCATTATGATTTAGGTGGAAAGAATTATCTTTCACCAATTTCATTTGGTCGTCCTGATCCGATTGAAGAGTTTGCTCAAAAACTCAAAGGAACTGGTTCAAAAGATGATTACCGTTTGGGTAAAAAAATTGAAGCGAAAATGAGGACATATGCTCCTGTAGTTGTTCGTGGTGAAGAGGCTCAAGGTGTTCGTTTTTGGGGATTTGGAAAGACAGTTTATCAAGAACTACTTTCTATAATCGCTGATCCAGATTATGGTGATATCACAGACGCAGTAAGTGGTCGTGATGTTGCTGTAGTATTCAAAACCGCTGAAGAGACAGGTAAATCCTTTCCTTCAACATCAATAAGAGTAAAGCCGAATCAAACTCCTATCACAGAGGATGCATCTTTACTTGAATCATTAACCGAAAATCAGAAGAATATTACTGAGATATATCAGGAACAATCTTATGAGGACTTAACACAAGCCCTTAATGATTATCTGAATGGTGGTTCGAGTTCTGAAGAAGAAGCTGAAGAATCAAATGACAAAAAAGTAGCTGACGCTTCTACATATGATTCCAAGAAAACTTCAGATGCATTTGATGATTTATTTAACAATTAAATAAAAACCCAAGTGGGTAGTATCCTACAGAATTAAGCGATGAGATGGCTGTGTTTGTATGCCTAACTACCCACTTTTTATAGGAGAATTATATGTCAACAAGAGATGATTTGGCAGGTGTCTTAGCGGACACAATTAATAAACAATTCAAGGATATGAAAGTAGCTTATTTCCTTGATGGTACAGATACAACACCTACTGATATAAAAGAATTTATTTCTACTGGTTCAACAATGTTGGATTTAGCTATTTCAAATAGACCAGATGGTGGTATTGCAGTTGGTAGAATTACAGAACTGAATGGATTAGAAAGTAGTGGTAAATCTTTAATTGGTGCCCATATACTTGCTGAAACTCAGAAGAAGGGTGGTGTTGCTGTTTATATAGATACTGAAACTGCAGTTAGTACTGATTTTCTTGAGGCTATTGGAGTTGATGTTGATAGTATGTTGTATCTACATTTAGAAACAGTAGAAGATATATTTTCAGCTATTGAGGAGATAGTCGCTAAAGTTCGTGAATCAGATAAGGATAGATTAGTTACTATCTTAGTAGATTCATTAGCAGCTGCTACAACCAAAGTAGAATTAGAAGCAGAATTTGACAAAGATGGTTGGGCTACTTCTAAAGCTATTATACTTTCAAAAGCAATGAGAAAAATTACTCAAATGATTGGTAGACAGAAAATTGCTTTGGTATTCACCAATCAGTTAAGACAAAAACTTGGTGTAATGTTTGGAGACCCTTGGACTACAAGTGGTGGAAAAGCATTACCATTTCACGCATCAACTCGTATCAGATTGAAGAATACAGGACAAATTAAAAAAGGTAATGATGTTATTGGTATGAAGATGAAAGCTCAAGTAATTAAGAATAGACTTGGACCACCAATGAGACATGCCGATTTTGAACTTTATTTTGAAAGTGGTATTGATAATGAAGGTAGCTGGTTACAGGTAATGAAAGATCACAAATTGGTAAAACAAGGTGGTGCTTGGTATACTATGAATAATCATAAAGGTAAAGAAATAAAGTTTCAATCTAAAGATTGGCCTCAATATCTTGAAGATGAAGATTTTAAACAACATTGTTACGAACTTATTTGTAATAAAGTAATTCTTAAATACGAGAAGAACTTTGGAATCGATGATGTAGTGGTGGAAGAGGAAGTAAGTGAGTAATGCAAAATATTTATCTATATTTGATGAGATAAAGAAAAAGGGTGGATCATTAGACGGTGGCGAACCTAATGATAAGGTACTCATAATAGATGGATTAAATACTTTTATTAGAGTATTTAGTGTTATACCAACTACTAACGATGATGGTATTCACGTTGGTGGAATAGTTGGTTTTCTAAAAAGTATTGGTTATACGATTAATATGATTAGACCTACTAGAACTATCGTAGTATTCGATGGTAAAGGTGGGTCTAGTCGCCGTCGCAAAATATATCCTGAATATAAGGTTAAAAGAAAAACTAAATATAGAGTAAATCGATCATATGATTTCGCTTCACCTGAAGACGAAAAACAAAATATGATTATGCAGTTACAAAGGATAGTTGAATATTTAGAAACACTTCCCATAACTGTTTTATCATATGATAATATTGAAGCCGATGACACTATTGGTTATCTATGTAGACAAGTTCTTACTGAATCTAAAATTACTATTATGTCAACTGATAAAGATTTTCTTCAGTTAGCAAATGGTAGGATAAAAATATGGAGTCCTACTAAAAAGAAAATGTATGATGAACAAGCTGTATTAGATGAGTTTGGTATATCATCTCATAACCTTATTTGGTATAGAGTTTTAGATGGTGATAAGTCAGATAATATAAAAGGTGTAAAGGGTTTAGGATTAAAAACTATACAAAAAAAATTACCATTTTTGAGTGAAAATCGTATAGTTAATATTGATGAGGTTATTACGGAATTGCCAGAATCAAAAGATGTTATAGAATTGAATTATAAATTAATGCAGTTATCGGATGTAGATATTTCAGGCTCAACAAAAACTAAAATAATAGATAAAGTAAATGCTCCAATTAATAGATTGATAAAATATAAATTTCAGAAGATGTTTTTAGAAGATAAGTTATTTACTACATTTCCAAATGTAACTAGTTGGTTATTAACTAATTTTAATCAGTTAAATCATTATGCAGAGAAAACACATGAAGGTAACTGATTTTACTGTTGAACTTGTACAAAGAAATGCTGTGGTTAGTTTTATTGAAAAACACCATTATTCACATAACGTGAATGGTATTCAATCATATTATCATTTTGGTTTATATAGAGAGGGTAAGTTTGGTTTACCAGAAATGATAGGTGCTATGATGTATGCGATGCCTTCTATGCCACATACCTCTAAAAAATACAATCCAATAAATCCTGATAAATGTTTTGAATTAAGAAGATTAGTTTGTATAGATGATACACCTAAGAATACAGAAAGTTATTTTATAGGACAAACTTTTAAATGGTTAAAAAAGAATACAGATATAGAAGTGATAGTTTCTTTTGCAGATGAGGAAGAAGGACATACAGGTGTGATTTATAAGGCGACTAATTTTAATTATTTAGGAATTACCGCACCTGGTAGAGTATTAATGGTTGATGGTAAGAAATATCATTCTCGTTCATTGAATCAAGATAAACGACCTTATGGTAGAGAATTAAAACGTAGGTTTGAATCAGGAGATGAAAATATTTTTTACATTAACACAAAATCCAAACATATTTATACATACTATTTCAATAAGAAAATAGAAAAAGAAATTAAAAGGTTACGAGATGAGTGAAACTTTAACACAATTCGGTACTTCATTTCAAGCTAAAATTATAGCTTCTTTATTAACTGATATAAAGTTTATTCAAACTATTAGTGATATAATAAATTCATCAATGTTTGATTCAGATTCAAATAAGTGGTTAGTTAAAACAATAAAAGATTATTACTATGAATATAAAAAACAACCAACACTTGAAGTTATAAAATATAAAATA